GATTTAAAGGGAATTGTTTGGATAGAACCTCACATAGTAGGTACTACTACAAATTTGCAATTACCTTTTATTCGACAGACTCATAAAAACACTGACTCGGTGTTTTGTCCTGGAGCGTTAAATAGACGCTTTAAACTCAAGGTTTGGCAATACGGATTCAATGAATTCTATATTGTGCCACCTGGTGACGATTTCGTCTATGCTGACGACGGAACAGTCACTTTTATGACAGAGTCTTCAAAATTGGATTATGAACAGTTGTTTGAGATAGCAAAAGATATGTATCTTGAACACAATAAAGAGCAAGAGGAATTTATGGAGTTAACGACTACGTTACATGCTGAATCTGCATCATTGGAATTTTCCATGATTGTGGCATTCCAGCAAGCTCTTAGATTATTTATTGGCAAATTAGGTTTCACACGACTAATACCCTCATCGTTACTGGTGTTATGTCGTAGATTCCTAGCCATACCTCTTCAGACGTTGAAGTCTGAACAGCGGAGTAAATTGTTAGCCTATCTTTACTCTCGCGGTTATAGCTCGAAAGAAATTATGCCTTTGATAAGTAAATTGGAAAGATTGGTGAGAAATGGTTTGTCCACTTCTTTACTATCATTATCGCGCTCCGAACGTGATGTCATATCTTCCATTATTACCATAGCAATGCCTGTAATGTTAAAACATATAGGGCATGACGTTTGGTATGACTTATTATATAGCACTATCCCATTTGTCTGTGGGAAGATCTATTCGAAGGTATCCGAATCGCTCTCGAGTGATGAGGAAGAAGAGCCAAATAATTGGCCCTTCGTCTCTTACCTTTCTGCAAAGTTTTCAACTTGGCGAGAAGGTTATTCCATTGAAAAATGGAAGCCATCTCTACCCCAACGCTTTTCCTTTAACGGGGTTAGAGAAACATTGCTTTCTTACTTACCTACAAAGCTTCATGCTGAAGGTAAGTTCGAGTACGCTATCGAAGTAATCGATGTGCCCTTTACGGAGGCATGTCTAGAGGAGTGCGAAGTATCACCTGACGACGAATTTTCATTGACCATTTATTTGGACGGTTTGGAAGTTCGTTTCAAGAACATTACTAGATGCTTCACTAAGGTTATGAAAGGACACACAATGGACTATAGTTACGGTATTACCGTGACCAAGGACATGTTCCTAGACATTAGAGAGCTGTATTACGAGCCTCGCCCATTACGGGCTGAGAGCAAGAGAAGCAAGAAAAAGGCTGAAAGAAAAGTTCTGTTTGATTCTGATGCAATTCAGATGAAATATGCTAGAAGAAAAGATAATCTTGACTTTTGGCCTCGTCAGTTTCCTCGCGAAAACTCTTCGGAGATTATAGAGGAATACAAACGAGATAAATGCGGGCCTACATCTGTCCTAATAGCCCTTGGAGCTATGGATGGAAATTTGGCTTGCTATGCACCGAACTTTCAGTTCACATCAGACTATAAGTTTGTACGTGGACGCGACTCACTATTCTACCTTAAACACGCTAAAGTAATGTATTTTATTTTGCGTGAGAAACATGGAGTAGTGAATTTTGATCTTGAGTTACTTAGAGAACTCTTTAAAGATAAGTGTAGTATGTACGCTATTATATGCCCTCAAGAGAGCGTAAACCGATTCATATTACCCTTGGACGAATCTTCCGTAAAAGATTTCGAACAAGACCTAACAACGCTGCACAGACACCTTGACGTCCAGCGGGAGTTGTATGGGAGTGCCTTCGCAAAAGGCACGATATTTCATTACCACGTATTATCGAAGAAGATGTACAGTGGTTCAGTCAACGTGAAAGAGACCTTTTTACCTTTAGGGGTGGAGAACTCTGATGACAATGAAATTAATCAGAGACTAAATATCTCTGACAATCATATCTGTCCGATAGTCAAGGAAATAGCGAAACTAAAACCCAATCTACTAAAGTTGCCAGAAGGCTTCGTAGGTAAATGGGTTGCTCGTGCTAACTACCAGTACCTTAATGGTATAGGTGTATATAGATGCAGGAAATGCCACCACGTGTGGCTTTCCGCTCGAACGCACAAGAATTATCCACAAACATGCATAGAGTGCAAGACTAATTTGCACGCGTGTTTATTTCGCTTTGGTGAATATACTAATCCACAATCAATGGACCTTTCTGAAAAGAAGGAACATATTGCTAAATATTGCTTAGCTTGTAAAGCTGGCGATATAATGCATTTACAGCCTGTATTACAGGCCGATACGTCTAATAAGATTAAAGACGATAAGATAAGTATAGACACACAGGAATCTACTCCCTCGCGCTAGGAGTAGTAAGATATGGTGACAGCTCATAAGCTGGGGCTAGGAATATTACAACAACCGTTTTTGTAACCATTGCTGGTCCCCTTGTGGGCCAACGTGGGGAAATTTTTTCAACCGTTGTAAGACGCCTAGTTTTAAAAGTTTGTGATCTGAATAGGAGGGCTCCTGCCCTCCAGGTTGCTTTTCCA